AGATACTGATCGGTCTCGTGGGCTCGGAGATGTGTATAAGAGACAGGTTGTAAAATGTCGTATTTAACAAGTGTGTAATCATATGGTTTTACATATCCGTTCTGCACTTCAAATTTTAAATTGACTACCGCTATATTATTTTCTGCCGTGTTATAGAATGCAAATTCATATATTCCGGGCGATGCTTCAAATGTTACTGAAGTTTTATTTTTCTGCCGTGAGAACAAGCATAACCGTTGTTCCGTTCCGTCTGACGTTCTGTAAATAATCTGTTCCTGTCCAAAATTAGCGGACGGAGCTACGACAAAACCAGATATCCGCAGCCGCACCTTTGATCCATCATTGCTTGATACGATAAATTTTGAAGTTGACTGATAATTTATAAAAAATACAGCATTGTTAATTGCATCGTCAGGAATGTTAGCTATAACGGGGACGAATAATTCATGCTGTGTCGGACTGGCAAGTATGTCGCTACAATCAACCCATTCACCCGGATAGCAGTGGCCGTTATTCGAATTGCGGGACAATATCTGATTATAAATAACAGTGTTCAGACGATTGTTCGGATGAATCCATATTCCGTTGTCATTGTCATGTAAATACCATTCGGAATAATTTTCATGATTGACAGGACACAATGTGAACAGGTTGAAATATTCAATGTGGTACTGTTCACATAATGAAACAACGGTATCATTAAATAAATCCTGCGTACTACCGTTATAGCTGTTTGTCTGCGCAGTGCCCCAATTATCCTGATGGACGATTGGTGGGAGAATGAAAACGGGGTAACATTTTTTATTTTTCAGAAAATTGAAAATTGTTCTAAGACAATATTCTAAGTTATTGTCTGATGTTTCTACTGACGTTTCAAATGGAAAGTTATAATCCCAGCCCCCGAGGTCGTTTGCGCCGTAACACATGAAAATATAATCAAAATTGTCAAGGTCTGTCGCAGCCGGTATTAAATCAATCGCCCCTGTTTTATCATTATTTGTTACAATTGCTGTTCCGTAAACGCCGCGATTTGTGATAATGGCGCCATAATCTGACAATTTTTTAATATAGCTGTTGTCAATTTGTGTCGTGCTGTCTCCATACACAACTATTTTTTTATTTTTCAACCATCCCTCTCCGTGATTGTCCTTAATGCCAGCTATTGCCCTGTCGACATATTCTTTTAACGCCGCCTGTTCTTCTGAATTTTTTTTCATCCGATCGAGTAACCAGTCAAGATTTAACTCGTGAAAATTTGTATATGGAAAATTTTCAAACATCATAGAACCCCCCTTTTAATATACTAGTATACAAAATCGTGAAATAAAATCGTTAATAATAATCTGCGACATATTAAAATTAACGACTGCACGTTCATCCTGTATCATTGTTTGTGTTTCCGTTACACCAATGTTTCCTGTTTCGCGGTCGCTATACGTTCGTGTGATTGTTCCTTTATCTGTTTTCGTATTTGTGATATTGCTAGTGCCGGTAGCGGTATTTTCGACCGTCCCTGTATCGTTTTTTTCGTCTGTCCCATTGCTTTCGCTAGTCCGCTGTTCACTATTCACAAAATCATTACTGTTATAGCCAGCGGCTTTTTGCGTCTCGGTCGTTGTTGCGGCGGTTGTTTCTGTTAATTTTAATTTTCTTGTTTCAGTACCTGTCCCGCTGTTTGTAGTAGTTCCTGTATCACTCGCTGATAAATCACGGGTTTCTGTTTCCGTCCGCGTTGTCATTCCATCTTTGTTCCATATTGGATTATACGAGAACCACATTGTATTGTACAATTTTTGCCACCGATCTGCGTTTATCAGCGCCCACGCTGTGATGATTTTTCTCGCGGCATCCGGATTCGGATATATAAACTCCAGTTCACCTGATTGGGCTAATAATTCTGTAACCAGCGCATCCGCGTTTAAATCCTGTCCGGCTACGTGAACATCATCTACCGGAATTTTAGCGGCGGTCGGTAAATTCTGTATTAATCCGTCCAAAACTGAACTGTCATAATTACACAGTCCCATTATTGATAGCGTTGCCTGTACCAATCGTAGCCCCCCTTTCGATGTTTCTCCAGTCCACGGATAAATCCAATCCGAACATTTTGTTTGCTTTGTCAAACTCCTTTTTCATGGACATCAGCCACATATCACACCGTGACTGGGTTTCAAAATTGTTGCTGTTTACTTCATCAACAATCAGACGTTCCTTTTTGTCAGTGTTTGCGTTCGGGATTCCGATATCAGTTGCAAACATTTGTTCTATTTTGCGCATATCGGCAAGCACCCTATCCGCAATGTAGTTCTGTCCTACATTCTGATTAAACATCTGCCACTTGGCTTTTCCCTCAGAGTCAAACAATTTACTATCCATAAAAACGGAAGGATCGCCGCCATAAATTTTGTCACAGGCCTTTTTGTATGATTCGGCGGACTGTTTATTATCTGCGGCGAATACATATGACAGTTTACTGTTTACCAGATTCATTCCGACAGCCTCAGCGCACAAGGCCATTAAATCGGCATAATATGACACAATATCCATTATCCCGCAGTAGTTTGGCTGCAATTTCACAACTACGCACTGACTGTCAATTTTTGGGGTCATTGTGTTTCTGATTAGCGGGTTGGTAATAACAGCGTGGGTTGGCTGATAAAACAGGCTATATCCGGTCAGCCCACAATCCAGCGCCACAACGCCAAACCTATCCGTATTAAAAATTGCAAATCGTCCCCAGCAATATAACACGTAGAGCAAATAATTTTCTGACCACCAGTCAGGAAAATGAAATTCAAAAACTGACATTGCCTTTTGCAATAGATATCTGGCAAAATAATTTGCTAGTGCAGTATTTTTGCAATGCACTGTGTTGGGACTGACCATTGATGTGACAGCATTCTGATAATCATAATAAAATGGTGCGCCGTATCCGTCCACTTTTTTCACCTCTTCTTTTTGCTAAAATTGTGATTAGTTTTTTTGCATCGATTCCCGGAATATACCCGCCCATGATTTCCAGAGCGTGTTTCCCCTGTCGCACACGTTCATTGTAATTCACCCATCCGGGGATTCCCACCGCGTGCCATTCCAGACAATAAAACCAATATTTAACAGCATCATCAACTGGTCCATCAAAATGGATATAGTCATCAAAACTAATAGACGGGTAGCTGTTTGATGTCTGCCAGCCCCACCGGGGGCCCTGTCCATATCCCATGGACGTATAATCCGCATTGTCCGCCTGCGTCAATAACCAGCATTGAAAATCACCGTCATACCAATTTTTGCTTTCTTTCTCAGCCGACCACGGCAAAGGGTTGGGGTATTGTGCGGTATATGCAGGATAGTCTGTCCATTGTGCTAACCCCATACCGCCAGGGAAATATGGCAGGTTGTTTAGAGTACCGCCGTGTGATGTTTCGTAAATACCGGGATTGTATGATGATTCCTGTTGAAAGCACCCACATGCACCCGCTATTGCAACTTTTGTCCATCCATAGCGGTTCAACGCATCATAGATGCACAGAATATTATTGTCCTGTTCATCCTGCGTCAATGTAGTTCCTGTGCCGCCGATGCGGTATATCCAGTCAGGCATCCGCTACACCTCCCACACCGTTACCAGAAAATTGACAATTTCCTGCACCTTTTTCTCGTCATATCCCTCCCGTTCCAAGGATGCTTTGCGGGATTCCCCGACACCGTGCACGCCGTTCATCACTTCGATCGCCGCCACCAGATTTTCCGGCACCTTCAAAAATTCATTCATAGAAAAAACCCCCTTCAAGATAATTTTTCACAGCAACTTTTTCTGTCATCGTGCCTAGCATTTGCACATCGCCGTGCTGCACCTTTATGAATCCGGGGATTTCAGAAATTTGTCGATTAGCACAGAGCGGTTTCCCCTGTTCCGCATTATCGTCCGCGACCGGCGTGAATGTTTTTGCGACCAGAGCGATCGTTCCTGCTAAACTGTTTTGCGCATAGCCGCCCTGTTCGCCTACCTGTTTCCCGCTGCTATTTGCAGCGCTAATACCGCTCGCAATTCCGGCATTTTTCCCAATCGCGGAATCAGCTGCAGCATAGGCGCTGGAAAATGCCATTGATGCCATTCCGCCAACTAGTTCTGTTAATGATGTTGGAACGGTGATGTCATAGGACAGTTGCGACAACCGAACATCAACGCCGACCTGTGTTTCCACAATGTTCAACAAACCGCCCTGTTCGTTATATTGCGTTTCACCCTGTCCAGCGATCCGTTTGTAAATTGCCAGCGTCCCTAGTCCTGTGACATAATCTATCAAACGAACAACCACGACACCATCTGCCGTTATGTCGGTGGAATCAACAGGTATAATTCCCCATGGGATACATTGCACATGATATGAAGTAAAAGGACTTTTCCCAACCCACTCGCCCCGTGCAATTCCGGGAATATCAGGACGCGCAAGTGTAAACTCTTTTCGATTCATCAATGATGATAGTTTTCGTGCCTTCACTCCGCTATCCCAAAAACCGAATTTTACATTTTCCTCTGTCCCGCCGGAAATTGTGATAGGAAACCATTTGCATGATACGACATATGAAAACGGATCAACAAATGATTTCAATAATGATGCATCCAGATCAGTACCAATTGTGCTCCAATCCGTCGCGCCTGCCAGCATAAATTGGCGAATCGAGGACATTTGCGACGGAGACAATGCGTAGTAGGCAATTGTTCCCCAGTCAGACGATGAATCATTAATCAATCCCACGACATATGTGCCGCGCCCCAATGTTGGGAGTTCTGACCAATCATCAAATTGCTGCCATACAGTGTTGACCGTCGCCGTAGTTGATGCCGGGTAAATTGCATCCGTCACGGTTTTGTCAAATGTAGCACTACTGCGCAACACATAGAATGTAGAAGAACCTATCGTATCTTTCCATGATGCCAGATAGTCAATTGACAAAATTGCTGTCCATAGTCCGGCTGTCCATTGCCAGTCTGCTACATAGTAATAACGATCATATTCCTCAATAAAAGCATAATTGTAAATAGTTGGATTTTCTGTTAAAGGTATATTCAATGAAATCCGGGGATTTATAACCCCGGATTCTGATTTTATGGTGCAGGAATATGTTTTATTCGCGGTGACCGGACGTTTTGTTGAATTTTCTTTTTTCGAAAATCTGTAAAATTTAACCGGTATCGCCATTAAAACCACCTCCTATGTTTCACGTGAAACATTAATCTAAAACAAATACAACGTGATTTTCTGTAAAATCATTCCAGTAACGATCTGTGAAATGCCAGTACGTGTTGTAATATCCGCCCGCTGCATTCATCGGCGTGTTCTGTGTCCACTGGTTTACAACTGTATAACCCGCTGCCTCTTCATCAAACAATGTGGCCAAAATCGGTTTATTGACAGCATCTCCTTTAACAACGCTCCCAGCGGTGCTTGTGTACGATGGCGTTACATTAATGCTTCCTGGAGTAGTAATTGACTGCCAGAAATTAACTTCCTCCGTATCTGCGATCTTCAGATAATTTTCATTGAATACTGTTGAAAATACATTCGCATATACTTTGGACAGATAATCCGTATAAATATACGCCTTCTGCCGCTCAACAGGCGTGTGGCGCATCACAGTTTTCCTGTCGATCGTCTGATGAAATACACTTGACCGTTCCGTCAGCATTTTCGCAACAGTATTAATACGTGCTACTAAATATTTTGCGAATCCTGCAATTGTATCAGGATTTAATACCGTTTCCGCAGTATGTGTTCCACCCGTGATTGCATTGTATTCCGTCAGACAATGAATCACGTTCGTGCCTGCAAGATCAATTGCGCCGCCAATCAGGTTTGCAACTGTCGCACGTGCTGTGTTTTCATGATCCTGTTCAATCATATCAGACACGTTTGATAACATCATTGACAGGAAACTGGCGAACTCGTCCGGTGAGTGGAAAGCCATGTCCAGCTGATCGCGGTATGTGGTTAAATGCCGCTGATATGCGTTAGCCCCGTAGAAATTTGTCTGTTGAACGAGCGGCTTTGATACCTTATAATGATCGATCGAACCGTCCTCAGTCAGAGAGTACCTCTCGTCATCTTCCGGCGCTTTGTCGATCGGTGATAATTTCCGCACGTGGTTTCCATATCTCTGGTTAGACACCTCTAACCGCCTGAATTTACGGTTATACGGACGTGTTGAAAAAATTGTCCGCGAAAGCACCTGCGAAATGGCCGTGGCAAGCACATCATATCCTGCTTTTAATCCGGTCTGCGCCACCGTCACAAAACTAGAAGTATCAGTAACTGCCATCGGCTTACTGCCGGTTGCCTGCTCTACGATCTCGCCTAAAACAGTAGAAATCTGATTAATTGTTAAATCATTTGATGCCATTATTTCACCTCCCCTGTATTCGTCGGTGGATTAATAATTGATGCTAATACACTGTCGGCCGTTTCCACTCTGCCCGACTGTTGCGCACCCATTAATGCCATTTTCTGCAATTCCTGCTGAAACTGTTCGTAAGTCAGCGGTGCAGTAGCCGCTGGGGCTGTCGGAGTCGCCAGGGCTGTCGGAGTCACCGGGGCTGTCGGAGTCGCCGGGGCTGTCGGAGCTGCCGGAACCTGTGTTACACTCAGCGCTGCTATCTGCTGTGCTGTAAACCCCGCCTTCGCTAAAATTAAAATATCATTCTGTGTCATGTTTTTCCATCCTCTCTGCCAACTTCGTCAACGCGATCGTGTTGTTATTAATCGCATCTGTCATCTTTGCCATCTCCTCTTTGTGCGCCTCGTCGCGTTTTCCGTCACGGTACAATAAATAAATGCACATTGCAATCGGAAAACCCAGTGTGCTAACAATCTGTGTAATAGCCGTTACATCCATTCAATCTCCCTTCTTCCCGGATGTTCACGTGAAACATTGCGGGCAGTCGTGCGGCAACCGACCGCTTGCACGTCCTTCCGGGACTGGTTTTGTGCCTGCCCGCGATTAAAATGTATCACAGTTTAAACGCATTGTCAAATAAAACCTGACATAAATAATTTTCAAAATAGACATTGCGCCGCATGAATGCCGTCCACAAAAAATGCTGCTCTCGATTGAAGCGTTTTTTGTCCGCACTACCTGTCGTGTAAATCTGCTTTGGTGTGCCTGATTTATGTTGACTAACGTAATACTCTTCCTGCGATTTGTGCTTATAGATTGAAATCTCGCCAACTGCGACCAATATTCGATATTCTTTTAAATTTTTACTGCAAACGGTGTCGCTAATATCATCCATATATTTATTCTGCAACGCCATTCCGGCAAAGTCGGAGTCATCGCCAACTAACCGATATAACGCGCTTTCCTCTTTTTTTGCAGATATCGGGGAATGTAGCGGTTGGATAATACAGTAACCGCGATCCTTATCAATGTACACCTCTGATTCTTTCGCGCGCATCTTTTCGGCAATTGATACAAGACCTAATTTTATGAATATCGGGTTTGCCAGATTAAAACTGTTCGCCGCACAGATGACCTTGACCGGTTTGCGCCCCTCCAGTTCTCTATTACGTGAAACAGTTTCAACTAAATTGAAAAACGTACTGGCTTCCTCCCGGATAGGTTTTTCTTCCGGCTGTGCAATGAACTCGTCAAAAAATATTGCCTCGACTCTTTCGCCATTAAACCCCCGCAAGTTTGAACCGGTTGATAAAGATGTTACCAATGCAAAATATTCATTACCGTCAATAGATAATGATTGCATTGTATCTGTAACTTTATTTGCATTAAAAATGGCATCGTACTGCCTGAGGGGTTTTTCAATATCGGACACCTCCGGGTCGATCTGCGTATATGCCTGCGTTTTTGTCCTGCGCAAAAACAAAAATGGAATATTGTTTTTGTACAGATAATCTACCGCGCCATACGTTTTTCCAATTCCTCGCGCACCTACGATGAAAATAAACGGGACGGGCAGATTGTATATTTCATTATAATTTAAATATCCATTTTCTAAATATAACATACTAAAAAAATTGGGGAGCAATTGGCTCCCCTCCTCCTTCCATGTTTCACGTGAAACATTAATCCACGTATACGCATGTATAAAATTTTCTGCCTGCCTTACTTGTTCCGGAACTAATTTTAACGTGCTGCACTTCTACACCGCAATCATGGCACATCTCGGTGATTTCCATAAAATCGCGGATGAACGTTACACTGTTAGTCGCAACAGCTCCTACTTCATTATCCAATATAGACAGAATCTCTCTCGCATTTCCAATACTGTCCGTGTCATTATACCGTACCCATGCATCCACCTGCACCAGCGCCCCGTCATTGTCTGAAACTTTCTGGATTTCCGGTGATTTTGTCAGATCATACATCTGCTTCATTGTCAGTTCGTCGCTCGATTTTTTGATGATTTCCATGTTTGTTCTCCTTTTCTTGTTTTTGTGTTGTGTTTTGTAACATCTTTATATTAACATAGAATTGCTAATATGTCAATAGCTTCATGCTTTTTCTGAAAACTTTTGCGTCCTCTAAAACCCACATATAATCAGTTGCAACGCCTAAGTTATAAGTGGTCGGCCGTAGTGCAACATTGCGTGTTATTTTGATATCCACACCATCCTCGTTTTTATAAATCATGTCCACATCGTCATTATATACAGACTCCAATTTTCCCGCGTGAAACAAAAACGGAATATTAAATGCATCAATCCCCCCTGCGGCACGCAATTCCCACGCCCCCTGTTTTTTCGGAACCCCAGCGATCGTTATTTCAACCGGCGTTTCTTCATCATTTTCATCCCAGTGCGTGAATGCATATTTTTTCGCGCCGTACGTTTTGAACCGGCAATATTCTTTTTCTTGTTCAAAAACCCCCATATAATGTGTGACACCTTTTTTATCAACCGCGAACGCTCCCGATTTCTTGCTCAGCTTGATTTTCTCGGCATTGTAGGATGTCCAGTCGATATTTCCTAAATATTTGATTGAATCCGTGTCTGAATATATGAAAAATGCATCTTTTCCATGTGCCAATTTCAACCCTTGCTCCAACTCCCAACGCCCCCAGGCCGTGCACCAAACGCCCCATTGATACGGGATGAACGCTCTGCGATAGCTGGCCTCTAACAATTCTTTTTCATCCTTGCTGTCATCCGTTTCAAAACAGCCATTCTGAAACACAATTGATTCAATAACAGGATCCTGTTCCGTCATGCCGGCGACACTATTCAATTTATTTTTTGATTTCATGTAGAAATATCCGGTATGATCTTCTTCTTCATTATTTTTTAATATTGTTTTCCTTTCATAATATTCACATATTGTTTTAATTAGCGGTTCTGGCAACATACAATAGCGGGAATGACATGCTGTTATTATTTCATAATCTGCTATATATTCCTCCATTACAATTTCCAGATCAATATCCGTTAAAGTTGTTTCCAGATATTCTGCTTCAAGAACACGCCCATTATCGTAAACAGCATCGCGATCAATATTCCGACATTTTGCTTTAGCCAGATATGGACAGCCCCACTCCTCTGTTCTTAGTTTCACGTGAAACATTTTTACCTGACAAAGAAACGCGCGTCCTAAATCATTTTTCCAATGAATAAGATCACCAATTGTTACATCAGCCACATATTTAAATGGAGTGCCCGGAAACGCATGATTACACTCTACCTCAGGATAGCTGCTTGAGCGATCCGCTGATTTTACACCGTGCAGCATAACATCCGCAAAATAGCGATTTGCGTGCGTGTTTCCTCCTCTAAATGCCTGACGCAATAATTTATATGTCTCATAATCCGGTAACATTTTCTGTATTCGCGTATATCCAACCGACTTCATTGCTTTTTTCACATCACGCCGCACGTAACCGGTATTTGTTAGAGGAATTGTGTATAAATCATCGCCGTCACGTTCCATCTGAATTTTCATCGCTTGTACTAATCCCCGAACATCGTTTATACAATACAATAATTCATCCGGTGTCAATTCTGTATAATACCATCGCCGTTTATTGTAGTCAAAACCATGTGTTTTAGCCGCCTGAACGCCCATTTTGTGTGTGAATGCGTCAAGTGACATATTTGTTTGAATATATGAACAACGCAATTCAAGCACATTTTCCAGTTCTGCCTTGCAAACACGACGGGACTCAACTGCAAACACTTGACTTGGTTCAAAGTGAAATATTCCCGCCAGAAATTGAAATTCATAAGACAAATTATGAACGTACGTGACTAAACGTTCATCTTCATCTAAATAGAACGATAATTTTTGAATCAAAAATTTGAATTCGTTCCATGTTCGGCCTATAATCGTATAATCCTCAATTTGAAATTGCCATATATACATTACTGATTGCGTAATCTCATCAATAAATGTAGTTTCAATGTCAAATGCGCAAACCAAATTTTTGTATTTCAGTTTCTGCCTTCCGCCAGCGTTTTGCCGTCTGCGTATTTGACATTCCGCATTAGCTATTATACTATATGGAAAATCCTCTACGTGATAAATCATATCTTTTTCATAAAATCCTCAAAATTTTCCATCAAAGTTTCAATAGGCACTTTATTTTTAGTACCCCATTCAAACAACTCTGCTACACGCTCTGAATCATAACGCATCGATTCAGCTGCTACTCGAACACTATCCATAAAACGACCAAAATCATCAATATTATCTATAGTTACAAAATCATAACCGTGTTCATGCAACGTTGCCAACGCTTTATTAGCCGCCTCACGCAATCCCGTAACGCTCGACCTTTTATTCAATAAAAACCGCTGAACCGCACTTAGCCGATATTTCAATAACGACATGCCGCCATCTCGCAATATCTGTTTTGCTGTCATATTAAACCTATTTTTATATTCATTATATAAATCACCTCCACGGAACTCTGATTTTCCGATTGTTTTTAGCCTCCCAATTGCGGCTCTCCTCAGACGGGCATATTCTTTTTCAATGTCCTCCTCACTAAATCGTGACAAGGCAGCTGGGGTGTAGTTCTCCCGCGCGCCAAATTTAAATTGCAACCACGGTTTAATTAATGCCATTCGGTACACCTGCTTTCTACTATTACCTTGAAATCGCCATTTTTTAACGGAATGATCTTTGCAATCCTCAGTCCTGCCAGATTCGGACGTTCTACAATATTACCCGATCTGTCGTAAAAAGTCACGTTTCCTACTGCCATTGCCGCTTTAACAAAATCACTCACTTTCATATTAACCCTCCTTAATGTTTCACGTGAAACATATTATAAAATTCCCAGCTCTTCAAGCATATCATAATACACATTGAAATAAATTCGGGTACAATATCGTGTAGTATCATACCGTGGTGCTAATATATACGCTTGCCCACGACGTCGTTTTGACGTTGCTGGCACAAACAATACCTCTTCATTTTCAACCCGATAGTTGCGCCGAGCTTTATAACCTCGCTGATATTTTGTATCTGTGACCTCCGCATAGATACCATGTCCCATTAACATTTCCCTCATTTTTTCCAACGTCATAATTTTAGTCCTCCTTTATATTATAGAACTTGTTTCTCTCTAGTTCATTGCGAATAGTTATCGCCGCTTCGAGGTATCTTTCTGCAGCCATAAACAGTTCCAATGCCAAACTATTTAACGCGGATTCGCTTGCTGTAATTATTCCAAAACTTGTTTCAATGGTCATCTTTATCCCTTCCCTCCCGAGTCCCATTCAGTACCCATGCAGAATCAATAGAGCCATCACATCGAGAAAGAACTATATACCGTCCCCCAGGGTATTCCCTGGCATACATTTTCAGATACGTCGTTCCTAGCCATATTTCCACCGATCGAACATTATTCCACCCGCGAATAATTCTAAATGCCAGTCTATATAAATCACGTGATGAAAAACTGCTCAGCCGAATTCTCACACCGTTTTCATAATTAATGTATAACTCTCTTTTCATATTCACACCCCTGTTAATGATTATTACAGTATTCATCCAATACTCTATAAATTTCTGATGAGCATTCGCGTGCCATCGCCCTCGAAGCGAGACAATCATAATAGAACGCCGCTCTGTCCATATAATGTACTAATATTCCTAGCGTGTCCTTCGTTGCAGTGATTTTTCCAAAATTCGTTTCAATTGTCATTATTATCCACCTCCTCTATCTCTTCGGACACAGCATCAAACAGTGCATCAGACACCGAGCGAGCAATCTCCACTACATCAAACAGACCCTTTCTTCCGTTGTATCTAACCGCATCATCCAATAAAACACTCAGCCAAACCAGCGCCTTATCACTAGCAGCAATAGTTCCTATCCTTGTTGAAACTTTTTTCATTGTCATTCCCCCTGTTTGTGTTTTTCCTTTACTGTACCTATATTATAACTCTTCTACGTTAATAATTCAACCTTTTTTTATATTCATAAAAGTTCTACTATTAAGAAAAATCACGATATTGTCTAACAATTAGTGTCCGTGTCCAGTGCACAATACGGCTTGCCCGTGTGTGCAGGATGCGGACATTTTTTGCCTGCCAGTGTCCGTGGGGGACAGACATATGTCC